GCTCACGAGGGGATCCCAAACTCAGTGGCCCAAATGAGCGCGGCCGAGGCCACGAGCAGGAAGACGAAACCGAGAAGCCAACGCGAGCGGTGCGAGGCGCGAGTGGCTTCCTGGAGGGCTGGGCGGATCTTGCAGTCGACCCGCTCCGCGAGCAGGTTGTGCCTGTGCTCCAGGTGCTCCAGGTCCAGGCGATCCTCTGGCGATAGGGCGTAGGTCACGGTCTCAGCTTCGGCGAAGGCGCCCAGCTTGTCCTCGGCGTCGCAGAGGGCGTCCTGGCATTTCTCCAGCTCGCGGTAGAGCTGCTCCAGCTCGGCGTCCTTCTCCGCGAGTTTTGCGAGGAGCTCGTTCGTGCCCTTGTCCGTGGTGCCCTGGGCGAGCTCAGCCCGCCCCAGCTTCGCGAGAGCCTCGGAGGCGATCACCTGGTAGCGCTCGATCTCCTCCATGAGAGCTCGTCGGTAGGCCAACTCTATGCTCTCGGTTGAGCCGGGGCGGAGGAGGTCGCTTGGCTCGCTCTTGTTCGCGCACTCCGCGAGGGCCTTCTTGACCTGGTCCCGCGCGAAAGCCATGCGCTCTCGTGGGTCCCGTGGGCAAAGGCTCACGAGGACGCCTCGCGAAGGGCCGGGGTCAGGTCGTCGAACTTGACGCCCGGAAGGAGCGCCAGGCTCCGGCGGTTGCTGTTCAGCAGCAGGCCCGCAGGCGTATCTGCCCCGTAAATGTCGGGGATCTTCTGGTCTCGGTTGACGTTTAGCTGCTCGACCTCGCAGCGTATAAGGCGGAAAAAGAGGACAGGGGTCATGTCCTGCTGCGCTTCCGGGGTAACCGTGTTGACTTCTGGGGAATCCATGCGTGCCTCCTTGGCGCTGAGAGTCTACCCCTTGGCTCCGACCGGACGTTTTGGGGCGGCAGGTGCACCAAATGGGTTTCGGCTGCACCAAATGGGGCAGATCGTGTCATACCCCAGGTGTAGAAACAGACCCGGGAGGCACGAAATGGACTTGACCGGACTGCACGAGGAGCTGGGCCGCTGCCTGGAGCTTGACGAAGAGAACCTCAACCTAAAGCGCGAGCTGAAGGAAGAGAAGGCCATGCGCGCCGACTTCGAGCGCCGCTGCAAGACCGCGGAGCGGGACCTGAAGAAGCTCCGCACCAAGGACAAGTCTCACCTGACCTACGACCTGGAATCCCAGCTCCTCCAGCGGAGCGCGGTCATTCGCTACGAGGCGACCCAGCGCGGCAAGTTCAAGGTGAGCCTCCGCCTTGGGCGCCAGTCGACCAACATTCTCACCGAAATGATCTTCGACCCGGAGGACAAGAAGGCGCGCCCGCTGCGCGAGGTGGTCGAGAAGGCCCTGGCCGCGGGCAGGTAGGTGAGTGGGCGACAGGGGCACCCCGCGGAAGTCGAAGAACGGAACGGGGAAGTCCAAGACTCCCGAGCCGCCGAAGCCTCGCGTCCCGCTCCCGGCCGAGCCGAAGGAGCGCTACGAGGAGCTGATTCGCCGGGCAGAGACCTACCTGGTGGCAGAGCTTGAGCGAGTCGTCGAAGAAGAAGGCAACTCCTCAGAGGCAATCCGTCTCAGGCGGCACTTTGTCGAGAGGCTCGCGGAGGCGCGCCTCGAAGGCGGCGGCCAAGCGGGCGAAGCAGGGGCCCAAGCGGCTAGAGCTCCTGGAGCGGGACCTGGCTGGCTCCAGGCCGGTGTGGACGGCTAAGGGAGCGAACCCCGCGCCCGGCGCGGTCAAGGCCGCGAACCTGCTCACCTGGATCGAGACCCACCTCATAATCCGGATCAAGCAGCCCGAGACCACGAGCAGCGGGGCCAAGGTCCGGCTCGTGCCGTTCACGCTCAACTCAGCGCAGCGGATCCTCGCCCAACACCTGGCGTTCTGCTGGGCCAACCTGCTCCCGATCCGCTGGTGGATCCCGAAGAGCCGCCAAATGGGGATCTCGACCTTCGTTCAGGCCGTGCTCTTCGCCATGGCGATCGGAACGCAGGGCTACCACGCCGCGACCGTCGCCCACACCGAGTTCGCGGCTGGCGAGATCTTCAAGAAGGAGCAGACCTTCGAGGCGAACCTCTCTGAGGGGGAGAAGCTCCCCATGACCTCCTGCCAGGCGGCCAAGTTCGAGTGGGAGCATGAGTCGGGGACCTGGGTCGGCTCGGTCAAGTCCGGAGACGCGCTCGGCCGCGGCCCGACGCTCAACGCGATTCACTTCAGCGAGGTGGCCAACTTCGCTGACCAGGGCCGCGATCCCGAGGAGGCGACCTCTGCCGCGCTGGGCGCCCTTGCCGAGGGCGACGACTCCATGGTGTTCTACGAGAGCACCGCCAAGGGCCGGGATCCCTTCTACTTCACGGGCTGCGAGAAGGCCCGCGACGCCGACGCCGGCGGCCTTGACCAGCTGATCTTCCTACCCTGGTATCTCGAGGACGGCTACCGAATGAGCTGGGCGGATTACCGCTCCCAGCGAATCGCCGCGGGCAAGACCGACCCGGGGAAGGTCTTCAGGATCACGGAGGAGGAGGAGCGCCTCCGCAGCAAGATCGCGAACCTCGTCGTCGGGAAGAACGAGGTCCTCTGGCGGCACCGGGCGGACCTGACCGACGAGCAGCTGATCTGGTATCGGCTGATCCTCTCGACCAAGTGCCACGACAAACTGGAGACGCGCGCGCGCGAGTTCCCAAGCACCTACGAGGAGGCGTTCACCGCGACGGCTCGGTGCATGTTCACGGCCGAGTCGATCAATTTCTACACCCGCACCAGCTCTCCGCCGCTCTGCCGGGGGAACCTCTTCCGCGACAAGCTCCAGGGGACCCCACAGTTCGCCTCAGAGGTTACTGGGCGCTGCAGGATCTGGAAAATGCCAGTCCACGGGCGCGAATACGTGGTCGGCGCGGACGTCGGCGGCGAGAAGAAGGGGCAGGACCCCCATGCGGCCTACGTCCTCGACAAGTCGAGCCTGGAGATCGTCGCGAGCTACCACGGGGTCGCCGAGTGGGAGGTCTACTCGGACGATCTCTACCTCTTGGCCGAGCTCTACAACACAGCGGAGCTCGTGGTCGAGAACAACAGGCGCCCGGCCGTGGTCGGGAAACTCCACGCTGAGGGCTACCCGCGCCTCTACTACTACTGGGACGAGCAGGCGATCCGCGGGCAGCGCCCCCGGACGCCCGGATTCAACACGAACCGCAAGACCCGCCCCATGCTGATCGACTACGTCGACAAGGCGATCCGGACCCAAGCCCTCCTCAGCTCTGACGCTGCGCTCCCGCGCGAAATGGAGACCTTCGTCTGGGTCGAGAAGGAGAAGCGCTACCGGGCCACGGGCACCAGGAATCATGACGACCGGATCATGGCTCTAGCGATCGCCGTCTACCGCTGCCGGGACTTCGCCGACAAGTCCTCCGACGAGCCAGCCGAATACTCGCGCGCCTACACCAGGCACCTCGAACTCCTCGCCATTGACGCTCAGACCAAAGAGCGCCAGGGCCCAATCTACCTCTGAGGTGAAGCATGCCACGCAAGGGTAGGGGCGCCAAAGCCCCCAAAGACACCAACTTCGACGAGGCCATTCAGGCCTTCTGGCAGCGTCGTATCCGCGCAGGGCTCAAGGCTCGGGAGGAATACGACAAGATCGCCCGGGACGTGGCGGGCTACTTCAGGGCCGACCACAAGGGCTCGTTTGAGGGAGACCAGATCGAGCGCTTCATGGACTTCGAGGGCGTGGCTGCGGTCTCGGTCCCGAAGGTGGCCCAGGCCAGGAACAGCCTTGGGCCCCACCTCTACCCGACGAACACCCAGCGCACAGTCACGGCGAAGACCGACGACGGGGTCATGGTGGGCTTCGCGCGCTGCCTCCAGGAGTATCTGAACTACACGCCGGAAGAGAGCGGCTACGACGACGAGGCCCGGGAGGGGGTTGACGACTCACTTCTTTCAGGGCGCGGCGTCCTGGGGGTCACCTTCAACGAGACTCTGGGAATCGTCTGCTCGAAGCGGATCAAGTCCACGAACCTCGTGATCGACCCGGACGCCGACAGCCTGAAGAACGCTGAGTGGATCGCGGTCCGAGACTTCGTCCCCCTCTTCCGCCTCAAGCGAGAGGCTGAGAAGAAGAACGAGTGGCGCCTGAAGGGCCTGGAGCGCGACTCCTCGCCGGTGATCAAGTCGACCTCCCGAATCGACGCCGACTATGCCGACAAGCCCGCGGAGCCCGAATACGGGGCCACTAACCGAATCGTGGAGGTCTACACCGTCTACAGCAAAATGGGCGCGGGTATCCGCGGCCTTGACTTCGGCGAGGGGCACGGCACCCCGAACGACAACGAGGATTGGGTCCAGCTCGGGGTAGTCCTTGACCACCACGTTCCGATCTATCAGGGCGAGTGGGACGTCCCGCTCTACCTGGACGACGCCTGGCCCGTGACGGTCCTCGACCTGGTCCAGACGCCGGACGAGCTCTGGCCGGTCTCGCTCATGGGGCAGGTCCTTGGCCTCCAGCGCGCACTCGACATTCTTACCACGATCCGCCTCTCAAGCTGCAAGCAGCACGGCCGGACGATCGTGCTCGGCGACTCGAGCATGTCCTCCACAAATCAGGAGCTGATCCGGAACGGGCCGGAGACGGTCTTTATCCCGGTCGAGCTCGCGGCGGGCGAGAGGCTCCCCGAGAAGATCCACGTCCTTCCCATGGGCAGCATGAGCGCCGAGCTCGGCCGGGAGCGCGACTACCTGGAGCGCGAAATGGGGGAGACAACCGGCGTCACCCCCACGGTGACGGGTGTTTCCAGCCAGGGGAGCCAGGACCGAAGCGCGACGGCCAGCCAGATTCGGAGCCAGGCCACCTCGGTTCGCCTCTCGGACATGAAGGGCCGGGTCGAGAAGTGGAGTGGCAAGCAGGCGCGCCACGAGGCGATCTACGTTCGCCTTGAGCTCGACGCGGAAGAGGTCTCCCGTTACGTCCGGACGAGCAAGATCAACATGCTCTACGTCCGCATTGAGGTGGCTGGCGCCGTCGTCCCCCTCCGGGACATGCGAACTCGCCAGGAGCTGGCGACCGACGCCGACGCCGACGCCGACGCCGATCGTGGGGCCCTGACCGTCATGGACCTGGACCCCATGGCGGCGACCTTCTTCGACGCTGGGGAGGAGGGGGAGCAGGAGGCGACCCAAGCACTCCTCGGTCTCTGGGAGCAGATCAGCGGCTCGACCGACGAGCGGATTATTGAGCTAGTGGACAGCCTCGGCCCCGGCCAGCAGGGCCCGAACGGAGAGTCGTTCCCGCCCGAGGGGATCACGCTCGCGCCCGTCACTTGCGAAGACGTCTGGCGCGAGACCTCGGACCTCACGAGCCAGGACCTCATGCGCGAGTTCAGCTACAAGCTGGCCACGGGCTCCATGGCGATCACCGACTCGGCCCGCCTGCAGGACCAATACGACATTCTCCTCCAGCAGTTCCTCCCGGTGGCCCACTCGGCGCAGGACTACAACGCGGTCAACGCGATCCTTCAGGGCTGGCAGGACGCCAACGACGTGCCCGAGGACAAGCGGATTCCTCCGCTCCAGCCCCCCGCGCCCCCACCCATGCAGGGCGGCCCGCCGCCTGAGGAGCAGGCTTAGTGCCGAACTACACCTATCGCTCAGTCGGCGACGGCTGCGAGTCGTGCGAGACCCCGTTCTTCCAGTTCGAGGCTATGGGCTCGGAGCGCCTCCGGACATGCCCTGACTGTGGCGCGCTCGTCCGGGTCGTGATCCTGAATCAGGCCCAGACGGTGATCAAGGCCAAACACCGATCGGGCTTCACGGACTACCGCGAGGACCTCGCGCGCCACCCAGGCGACAAGGAAGCCTTCGTCAGCTCCCCTCAGCAGACCGACCGCCTGGTCGAGAAGAGGAAGCGCCAAGGCTGGCGAGTCCGCGACGAAGACTGGGGCGACATGGGGAGCATGATCCCGGACGCCCCGCTCGACCAGGCGACGCCAACCCTTACCAAGAACGAATCCGAAGCCATGTTCAAGCGCTGCTTGGACAAGGGCTTAGCGGCAGACCACTAGAAACTGACGGAGGCCAGTGATATGACTAACCCCAATGGAGAGGCAAGCCCCGTGCTTGACCTCGACACGCTCGTTGCGCAGGCTCAGGCCGAACTCGACGAGCCCGCAGAGACCGAGGCAGACGAAGGCGGCCCTGACGACGAGTCAGGTGAGCTCCCTGAGGCAGACGCCCCGTTCGCGGCTGACGAGGAAGAAGACGACCTTCCCGACGCGGACGACGACGCCGAGCAGGACGACGACGACGACGACGACCAGGAGGACCTCGAAGACGAGGAAGACCTGGAAGACGCTGACGACGACGACGACCAAGCCGACGACGACGAGCCAGATCCACAGGAAGAACGCTTCCTCGCCCTGGAAGAGAAACTCGAAGCGAGCCTTCGCAAGACGGCGGAGCTAGAGCGGACCAATCAGGAGCTGGCGCAGTTCGTGCGCGAGGGATCGGTTCCCGAGCCTCAGCGGCGCCAGCAACGGGACCCCGAGTTCACGAAGGCCTGGAGGGCCGCTCACGTTCACGGGGCCGAGGCAATCAAGGACTTTGATCCGAAGATTCAGCGGGAGGTTGCAGACCTGGCGTTGCAACTCCAAGAAGCCAAGGCCGACTGGGCCCTGGACCCCCGAGCGGAGTATCAGACGCGCTTCGAACTCTTCGTGGAGCAGGCAATCGAGAAGCGCATGGCGCCCCTCGACGAAGCTCGCCGCAAGGAAGAGATCGCAAGCGTCCTCGAGCCCCACCGGGAATTCTTGGAGAAGAACCGCGCACTGGTCCTGCGGAACCTGCCCGACGACTTCGGGGCGAAGAACCCAGACGACCCTCGGGTCCTGAAGGCGCGGCTGGAAATGGCCGTGAAGCTCGCCAAGGCCAAGCTGGCTGAAGGCGGCCTGAAGAAGCGCGAAGGCAAGGTCAAGGCGAAATCTCGCCAGCAAGAGGCCAAGTCTCGCTCTCGCCGGAAGAGCTCTCGCAAGCCACGAAAGGGCCGGGGAACTGCGCCGAGGATTCAAGGTGTCGACGGAGACTCTCTCCAGAACATGGCGAATCAGTTGGCCAACGACCCGGACGCACTCAAGGAGGCTGAGCGGAAGCTCGGTCGTTAAGAAGGAGCCAGCATGGCCGCAATTACGCAACGGGTGGCGGAAGTCACTATCGAGAGCTGGGCTCAAGAGGTTTCTGACCTCATGGGCCAGAAATACGCCTTCCTCCACTGCCTGAAGGAAAAGGGCGGGATCAAGTTCGGGAAGAACGGCACCGAAATGAAGTGGCCCTTCCGCTTCAAGGACCACACGATCACGGGCTACCAGGACCTGGCTCCTCGCAGCTACGAGCGGACCCGCCTCCATGACAACGCCTCCCTGGGCTGGCGCGGCTACGAGTCCAACGAAGCGATCTCCCACATGGAGAAGCTCCAGAACGGCGGCAAGGGTCACGCGGTGATCATTGACATTTTCAAGAACCGAGCCGACATGGTCCGAGACGGACTCATGCGCGAGCTTGGAACCCGCTTCCACAAGAGCGGCTCGACCGCCCAGGGAATCGCCGAGAACCGCTTCCACGGGATCGAGAGCTTCGGCGACGTGACCGGCGGCAGCCAGACGGCAAGCGACGTGCTCGCGACCGTCCTGGCCAGCAGCTACGGCGGTCACTCGACGGCCTACGGCTCGCTGGACGCGAGCACCGTGCTCGGCGATCCCGGCTACAAGGCCTGGTCCCCGGTCGTGGTCAACTGCAACGTCAACCCCGGCTCGGGCGTCCGCGCTTGGGCCGACTACGCGGACGAATACATTCGGACCGCGATCATTGAGGCCAGCTTCGGCGCTGGCTCCGAAGATCAGCTCGACACGTTCTTCCTGAACAAGAACGCCTACAAGGCGCTCCTGAACATTCTGGACGGCAAGGAGCGGATCAACTTCAAGCGCGGCGAGGACGTCGGTCTGGTCAAGGCGGGCTTCAAGCAAGCCGTCGAGCTGGACGGCACCGAGATCCTCTGGGACTTCGGCGTTCCGGCGGCCGACGAGTCGAGCACGGACGTTGTCCACGGCTACGGCTACAACTTCGACAAAATGGAGCTCCAAATGCTCAACCGCAAGTCCCTCTGGGACGTGCGCTTCCAGTGGAGCTCGGCTCAGGACGCCGACGTCTTCCTGTTCTCGTGCCTTGGCAACTTGAAGTTCGAGTCGCCGAAGTTCCAGGCCCTCCTGAAGGAGCTCTCGTAATGAGCAACCACGGAAATATCCTCCCCTTCCCGCTCACCGAGAAGACCGCGATCTGCGAGACCACCCTCGGGACGGAATTCACCCTCAACCACGCCCGGGGCCCTATCACGGTGCGCCTCTGCCAGCTCGACCTCGCGGCCGGGACGGCAGTGCCCCTGGGCAAGGTCTTCAAGGGATCGACCGCGACGGGGATTCCCAACCACCAGGTCATGCCCACCACTGCCACCGCAGACCGGGTCTACGGGGTTGGCATGACGGAAGAGGCGTTGGTCGACAACGACTACTTCTTCGTGCAGGTCGAGGGTGTCGTGAGCGTCTTCATGGGCGACGACGGCACGGACACGGTGATCGGGGAGCTGCTCGCCGCCGACAACGACACGGACACGGGCACGGTCTACAACACCGAGCGCCTCCTGGCCGCGCAGCTCTACACCGACTTCGCGATCGCTCTCGAGGTGGTGACGGGCACCGACGCCTACGTTCTCGCGGTCCTGATCCGCAAGCTGTTTGGCTAAGCCATGCGCTTGCTGAAGCCACACGAGCTGGTCAAGGCGATCGCTGACCTCCAGAGCCGCGTTGCGGTGCTGGAGGCGGCGAAGGCCAAGCCTGCCGTCGACGAGGCTCTTGGCGTTCGCGTCAAGGCTATCGAGGAGGCCCTTGCGGCTTCCGCTGAGGCCGAGAAGCCCAAGGGCGACGAGAAGCCCAAGGGCAAGGCAGCCAAAACCTAACCCCTAGAGCGGGGTCCCTTGCCTCCCCCTTTGGAGGGGCCCCGCTCTTCTCCCGCCCCCCTCCCGCCCGGACCGAGCGCCCATGAACCTACCGCTTAGCCACTACCGAACCTTCGCCCGAGAGCAGGCTGGGGCGGATATCAACTCGGACAGCGGCGATCGCCGGGTCACGACCTGGATCAACGCCGCTCTTCAGCGCGTCTGGGCAGCGCACCAGTGGGTCCACGCCCGCGCGTCTGGCCGCTTCACCATGGTCCCCGAGGAGAGCGGCCTCTACCTCTCCCTGACCCAGGGCTCCCGAGAGGTGACCCTCGACCCAGCGCAAGCCGAGGTCTTCGCTGAGAAATACCTGGACGAGGCGTGGGTCCTCTTCCCCTCTGGGGGTGGGCGCCACTTCTTCGAGCTCGACCAGATCAGCGACCCCAAGACCGCTCGCTTCAGGAAGGGCCAGGAGTGGCCCCGGGCGACCTCTGCCGCGACGGCCTACACCTGGGTCCGCTCCCGCTACGAGCTCCCCGAGGACTTCTGGCGCCTCTACCGCGCCGAGGACCTGGACGCCTTCGGCTCCCTCCACTACATGGAACCGGCGGCCTTCGACCGGGACCGCGCGAGCGCGCCCACTCAGCGCGGGAACCGCCCCTGGGTCTACACGGTCCGCGGGGGCATGATCGAGGTCTGGCCCGGCTCGGGCCTGGACTTCGTCTCGATCGAGTGGACCTACCGCCGCCAGCCCCCCCGCTACGAGGTCACAACCCCCGGGGACCATTCGACCGACTGGCCGAACTCCTACAGCCACTTGCTGGAGGCCGCGATTCTCCGCGAGGCGTCCAAGAGCCTGGGTGAGAACGCTCCGGTCCCCTATGCGATCGCGGTCAACGAATACAAGGGCGCGCTGAAGCGGGTCAAGGGCGAGGACTCCCAGGTCGTGAGCAAGGGCGGGCGAATGGGCGTCACTCTGGGGCACCGCGAGCGCCCCTTCTCCCAGGTCTACGGGATCACCGACGCGTGAGCGAGTTCCGGTCGGAGGGATACGAGGAGTTCAAGGGCGTTCAAACCGACGCACACAGGGCGCGCCTGAGCGACGGAAAGTTCCAGATCGACCAGAACGGCGACCGGTTCAACCAGGGCACCTGGCGGCGCCGCAGGGGCCACCGCCGGCTGGACGTGACCAAACAGGCTGTGGCGATCACGACTCTGATCGGCTTCGAGCTTCCTGGCTCTGGCTTCGGGCTCCTTGCTGCGGCCGGCGCCGAGGCGATTGGGCGGACCGACGCGGCCGAGCTCGCCATGAGCGCTGCCAGTTCTGCGACCTCTCTCAGTTCTGCGCTTGGGACGGTCCACCGCTACGACGTGGC